TGCTAATACTGCAACGGCAGTTGTGGCTCAGTTGTCCAACCCAACACCATACGCGGGTTTCGTTCTTGCTGCTCTTGCCGCAGCCACAGGAGTTGTTCAAATCGCTGCAATATCAGCCCAAAAGCCTCCTCCTCCTCCTCAGTTTGCCTCAGGTGGTTATGTCTCAGGCCCAGGAACAGGAACAAGCGATAGTATAGATGCTAAACTATCAAACGGTGAATCGGTCATCAATGCTAAATCAACGGCAAAATATGGCCCGTTACTGTCAGCGATAAATGCTGATGGAGGCGGTGTTGATTGGTACAAAGGGAAAGGAGTCTCAGGCGGATTCTTTGGAAACGCATTTGCAGGAGGCGGAATTGCTTCGCCTACCTTTGCGGCAAGACAAGCAACGAACAGCAACACACAAGGTCTTGAGGCAAGGATTGACCAATTAGGAGACAGAATTGAGCAAATGCAACCGATAGTGAGAGTGACAGACATCAACCGAGTCAACAGGCAAACATTAAAAGTTCAACAATCAGCAGATCTATAAGCAATGGCAGCAACAACACTTTATCAAGGAATGGCCGAACGTGTAACGGTTACACATAAGGACGCGAACGGTACACCTATTCCTCACGCATCAATCGCTGATGTTCGTTACATTCTAAGAGCAGAGAATGGAGACTCGTTGAAGCGTTACAGAAAGACAGCTCCTTCAGATTGGACACAGTTGACCGAGGAGTTGGCGGCAGGAGCGTACACTCTCGAGATTGAGGAGAAGGATTCTAAAGAGTTTCCTTCCGGTAAGTGTTATCTTGAATGGTTCATAAAAATAGTGGATGCTGATTTCGTTGATGACTATAAACCGATGGGAGTATATCATCTGTTCAATATTGAAGACACCAATTACGCGGAGGAATAATGGCAGCGATTGACGTACAATTAACAGCAAGGCCAACGGTTGAGATCACTCATCAGAATGTATTTGTTGGAGGAGTTGTAACAGAACAGATCAACGGTGTAACCATTGGAACTTCTGCGAGTGGAACAACCAATAACCAAGTAATTGAGAACACTATTGGAACACCTGTTGGAACTGCTGCGAATCCATCTGTTGTTCCAGATGCAACGGTTCAACTAAACGGCACAACGGTCGGTACTATTCCAAGCGGAGATTCTGATTCGTTCATAGTCAATCTTAACGGTTCACCTTCGGGTTCTTGGGATGGGTCGGCATGGCAAGTAACCTCTCCTCCATGCGATGACGCTACCATTGAATTGAACGGGGTTGAAATGACAACCATACCGTCAGGAGACACGGAAAACATCAGTGTTCGTCAATCTTCTGGAGCAACGGAGGTCGGTTCTAAACAAGGAACTCATTGGAGAATAGACGATAGTGCAATAAGCATAAACGGTTCACCTGTTGCAGATGTTAAAGCTGAAGACCCGTTAGACATTGACGTAACTCAAGGCGGTTCACCCGTTGGAAGTTGGAACGGTAGTGCTTGGATAGTGCCACCTTGCCCAGTTGCACCAACGGTTACCTTGACCGTTTCAGATACCACGCCCGACCAAACAGATACCGTTACACTGACGGCAACTTCGGGTTATACCGATTACTACTTCTTTTACGACAACGGCACAGAGGCAATTAAGATAGCCGAGTTCAATGATGGCACTAATACCTACGATTGGGAAATTGGTATTTACGGGAATGTTGATGTGTATGTAATAGCAGACGGTGAAGTATCTGATATTGTACCCGTAGCTATTACGCAGACCTACGATACGGATGCTTCGGCATACCTTACATTCAACAGTTACGCCAACGATTCAACTGTTTACAACACTACCTACGGCATTACGGGCGCAATGCTATGGACTTGGTTATCTGATTATTTCAGAGCAATCAAAGGCGAACCCGGATTGTACGCAAAACTGAAGGTCGGATACTTGTTCTTCGGTTCAAGTGCCACTAAAGCGAAGATAAATCTATTCGACCAACAGGATACTGACGCGGCTTTCCGTGCAACTATAAATGGAGGGTGGTCGTTCGGAGATTTCGGGGCAATTACCAACGGCACGAATACATATATGAATACCCATTTCAACCCATTCGTACAATTGGCCGCAAACGATGGTGGTTATGGCATATACAAGCTGACCTATTCCAGTGGAACAGTTACTGGGTCTGAATTTGGATGCTCTGATTCTACTAACTTTGAGCAGTTAATCTCTAAAGCAACCGTTGACAGAAGTTTCTACGGTATTGGGTCTTTAAAACAAAAAGACGGGGTTCAAATCTCAAGGCTGCGCGGCTTCTTGGTCATTAACAGAGAGAATGATGCCAACAGCGTTAAGTTCTTCGACAGGAGTTGTCTTGAATTGGATGAGGATACAACGGCATTCACTGCTCACCCCAATCTTAACATTTACATTGGTGCTAGAAATGACAACGGCTCCCCAATTCTGTATCTTGAAAAGGGGCAAGCATTAGGTATGTGGTTTGCTTTTGAAGGGCTTACAGACTCTCAAAGGACAGCATTGAGAGTAGCAACTGACACATTAATGAACAACTTAGGATGGTAAGATTAGCAGAAATAACAGAAGGGCAAGCACAGGAATTAAGCGGTGTTGAATTTGCAAGCGGCCGTTACTTCAACCCCGTTGTAATCAATGGCAAGCACTACATAAGCGAAGTTGAGGTGCTTGATTGCGTAAGCGTTGAATGGGTAAAATCGCTTGAAATTGTAGAGGTGGAGATTGAACAAGTAATTGACGAAATTTAACCAGTCGCGCAATTGGAACTGCAAGACATAGTTGGTCAATCCTTCTTATTGTAGTCTCTGATCGCTCTTCTGATCACTTCTGCTTTGGAGTCTCCTTTCTCCTGGAGTTTCTTCTGAAATGTTTTCTCCGTGTCTGGGTCAATTCTAGTTGATACTTGAGGCCAATTACGCACTCTGATGAACTTCTTTTCACTCATTAGTGATAGCACAAAGGATTGATTAATTACGAAGGTAGTAATTTCAAAGATAGTTTTGTAACGTGGAAACACCGAAACTCATTATTGACCGAGACATTGCATCATACGATGTATATGCTGAAATGTGGGGAGATCCGCAGCCTGTTTTCTCGGCCAATACGCTTACCGAATTTCTAGACCAACACAAAGACGCTACTTCAATTGAGGTTGACATCATGTCTGCCGGAGGCTCAACTTCTGAGGCTCGTATCATTTACGACCTTTTGAAGAACTGCGGAAAGACTGTAATCACAAGAGGCTTCAAAGTCAACTCTTCTGCTGTGATGATATTCCTTGCAGGAGATGAAAGGCTGATTGCTGAGAATGCAGATTTCGTGATTCATCCGGTATGGATTGATGCAATGGGTCTGCCGTGGATGCTAACAGGTGAGGACTTGCAGGATTTCGCAAACGAGATCAAGGCAGAAGAGACCAAACTGATTGACCTGTATGTGTCAGTTATTGGAGAGAATAAGAGAGCAGAGGTTACAGAGTTGATGAAAGCATCAACGAATCTGTCAAATGAGAAAGCAATAGAACTCGGGTTCGCAACAGGGAAACTTGGAGCAAAGGCTGAGAAAACAGAAAACAAAAGAGCAGTTTCATTCAATAATAAGATGGCTGCATTGGTACTCAAAAACAAGTCAAATCTAAATCAAAAAGAAATGAGTCTACTTACAGAAACACTCAACAAGATCAACGAAACGTTGTCAAAATTCAAGAACTCCGATGAGGAGGAAACAACCCAAACGCTAAACGCATCTGTTGAACTGTCAGAAGGTGGAGCAGTCTACTTTGACGGTGAACTTGCAGAAGGTGTGATGGTATTCGTTGACGAGTCGATGGAAACAAAAGCACCTGTTGGTGATCATCTCCTTGCAGATGGTAGAGTGATAACAGTTGACGAGGAAGGAATGGTTACTGCTATTGCAGCAGCATCAGCAGAAGAGACTGAGGCAGAGGACAAAGGAAGTCCAGATGCAGAGAACAAGGAAGTTGAGGAGTTGAAAAACACCGTGTCAACATTGACTGAAACCGTAAACGCTCAAGCTGAAAGCATCAACAAAATAGCCGAGACATTGAAGAACATGACTCCGGCATTCGCAGCACTTCAAAATCTTGTTCCTGGAGATACGGGCGGGGAATCAACTCTGAGAAACAAGAAGAGAAAGGTTGAAGAGGTAACTCCTGCCGAGTATGCCAAGATGACCAATCTTGAGAAGAAGCGTTACAACCAAAGCAGACTGTAATCATGGCAAGAAGGAAAGCGGTTGTATCGGCATCAGTTGTCAATCCCTTTGATAAGGGCGTGAGCTATGCTGATTTTTTGAAAGCATTACCAGAAGGGGTTGATCCTTCCGAATACTTGAAAGGAGTATGCTCAGATGAGCAGATTGAATGGTTAAAAACAGAACTAGAACACTTTAAAAACAAGAAATAATGGCTGTAAATTTTACAGGTAGCACTAGCAACCAAACAGAACTTGCTGCAATTCAAGAAGAATTGTATGCTGAATCATTCACGATTCAAAACAACCTCGTTGATATTCAAGAGGGTCACAAGTCAGGAGCTGACGTTTATGAGTCAAGCGTTGACGTAACTGCAACTGCCGCAACTACTGCGGGAGTGACAGCAACGGGAGACATTGATCTTAACGTGAACAAGACAGGTGTGACTCTTGTGTCGTATCAATTCGAGGATGTGATTGATGAGAACGCTTTGAAAGGAACACGCTTTGAGCGTTCGATGGAAGCTGGAGCTTTCAACATCGTTTCTGACGAGTTTGATAGAAAGGTATTGATCCAAGTTGCACCTGCAATCGGTGAGACTGTGGAGAACATGATCTGGAACGGTGCGACAACGGCTCAAAAAGCTGCAATCGCTGCATTGACTCCAGGCGCAGGTCAAGGTTCAATCTCAGCAGGAGCGCAGACTCTTGTTGCCGCTATGCCTACCAACTTGGTAAACTCACTTCCTGCTACCATCCTTTACAACGCTTCGCAAGCAAAGGCAACTCCAGGAGCAGGTCTTGGCGATTACATCAAAGTTCCATCAATTGCAACAGTAACTGCTGCGTCAATTGCTGCTGAATACGGTAAGATGTACGCAATCGCTCCATCAAAAGCGGTTAACTACAACCGAAACGGTGAAATGTGTGAAATCTACGCTCCACTTGGAGACCGTCAGTTGATCAAGCAAGCGAACAACGCAGTAGGTGCTGCTCAACAAATCAACTTCTTGGTTGAAGGGTCTGGAGCAAACGAGGTGATCAGCTACAACGGACACAAGATCAACTTTGTTCCATTGGTAGGATTCCGAATCTTTGCAATTCCTTCTTACTTGAAGGTATTGATGGACTTGACTTCTGATGTATCAACGTTGAACATCGGCCAAATGGCAAACGGTGCGAGACAGCGTTACATCAAGAACATCCAAACCATGACAACTTGGGTTGTTGGTCAGAAGTACATCACTCTTTACGGAGGATAATCATTGAACTAACGGAGGAGGGTTTCGGCTCTCCTCCTTAACTCTAAAAGAAAAGAAAACATGGCAGGTTGCTCAAACTCACTTACAGGATTAGATCCTTCTTGCGCTGCGCTCAAGCAGAAAGGCGGATTTGACAAACGATTCTACGTTGGAAACATCGCAGACCTTGACTCCGTAACGTACGGAACGGCTCAAGAAGTTACAGCGTTCACTTTCGCTGCAACAAAAGGATTCAAGAAGATAATCGGAAAGCGGTTGAAGCATGGTGCAGAGACTACTCTTGAGGCGGGAGATAACGTCAACATGAGAACTCAGAACTTCAACGCTGTTCTCTTCGCTCAATCAGCAGCAGAAAGAGCATCAGTCGAGCAGTTGTGGGATGCAGAGGACATCTTCGTTGTTGCTGAATCAAATGCAGGAACTCTTGAGGTTTACGGAATCAACAAAGGTTCAAACTCTCAATTTGATAGCTACGGTCTGAAAGCAACAGCAGGAACATGGAACGGAGGTGTCGCGTTGAACGATGACACAAGCATTCCAACAACTTTATCTGGAGACTTCGACAATGGCCCGTTGATATACAACGAGGGAACAGCATTAGCAACGAACATTGCTACTCTTGACGCCCAAGTTGTCTGATGATCTCAGGAGGCAGATCATAGATGCAATAGCTTATCCATTTATCGACAAGCGAACAGATAGAAGCCTCCTCGTAAAGTTACACGGGGAGGCTTTTAATTCTAATTTGTGCAAGACCTGCGAAAACGAACACATAAGAGCATACATTGAACTCTTCAGACTGATAAACCCAAAATCCAAAAGAATGAATCCTCAAAGTAAGAAATACAGGTTCAATCCACTACGTGAAAACGAACAACTTTCGTTGAAGGGTTACAGAGGTGTTGTGACTGCTGAGAACTTGACGGATGATGTGGCCGTGATGCTCATCAAAAAAGGAATTTACGGAGATCTGATTGTAACCGTTGAAGAGGCAGAATTGATACTTGAGAAGTCTAAAGTTGACTACTCAAAAAAGACGGTTAAACAGTTGAAGGAGATTCTTGATGATGCCGGAGTTGATTACTCTGATGCAAAATCAAAGGATGATTTCGTTAAATTGGCTGAATCCATCTGATACAGGAAATCGTGCAGAATAAGCCAACACAACAGATCAAGAAACAGACGCGGGTCGGTTCAAAAGCGGGAGTAATTGCTCCAACTTACAACCGAGTTGCAAAGATAACTCACAACAAAAGTGCTAAACGGTACGATTTCGGTGTGAGTAATCTCCTACCGAATGAACTACTCAGAGCAGTTGAGGCAAGCGTAACAGCTTCAAGTTGTCGCAACAGAAAGCACGAGTTCATTGAGGGAAAAGGAGTGAAGGACAGAGCAATCGCTTCATTAAAGCTCAATCCAAAACAAACATCTGATGATCTCATTGCAGAGCTTTCTGATATTGTAGGAGTGTTTGATGGAATCGCTTTGAACGTTAAGTACAACGCAATTGGTGAGCCATACTATGTATATGCTTTGCCTTTTGAGAACACTCGGAAAACTGATGATGGTCATTTTTACGTAAATGAGACACTTTCTGAAGGGAAGGACAACAAGAAAGACCGAGTGTACTATGACGAGTATGACCGTTACGAACTGCCATCAAGCAGACTTGCTCGAATCAGAGGCCAAATTGCAGAGTATGGTTACCAAGTAGGTGACATCATCTATTCCTTCGCCAAGAAAGCAGGGCAGTATGAGTATCCTATTCCTGGAGCTTGGGCAGGAATGGAAGAGATCGAGTCAGATGCTGCTCTTGGAAAGTTGGATTGGAGGAATGTGAAGAAAGGATTCCGACCAGATGCAATCCTGACAACCATTGGAGAGATTGATGATGAGGAAGAGGATGAGGCAGGACGAACTGAACAATGGTATTTTGACCAGAACATAAAGCAATTCACAGGAGAGGATGCTGCACCTATTATGCACATCAACGTCAACTCTGCGGACCAACGTCCACAGCTAGACGTATTCTCACAGGAGAAGCTATTGAACGCAACGACAGAGGCTGCTGACAGAATAGGGAAAAGAGTTTGCAGAACAATGGATGTTCCTCACGTTCTGATTCCTGGATTCGCGCAGCAGGGTCAATTGGGTAATACACAGGAGATGTTGACTGCTCTCAAGTTGTTCCAAAACAGCGTAAACAGAAAGCAGCGTTTGGTTTCGAGAGCATTGGAGCAAGTATGGCCTGAGTTTGATTGGTCAATTGAGCCTCTTGTGATCATTGAAGAATTACCTAATTGGTTGCTTGCTGAATTGACGGGAGATGAGAAGCGTCAACTTGGAGGGTATGAACCAAAACCAACGGAAGAAATCGCGGCATGATAGACAAGAACTACATCATCGAAAAGACAGACCTTCCTTTGAGCGTTAACGTCATTGAGAAGAAGGTTCAGCAGTTTGTTCCGGATGCTATTGAGAAGCTCATTGAGATACTTCCTGCGGCATTATACGCGGCATTGCAAGTTTTTAGCGTGGAGAATGTCAAGGATTGGAGCAAGACCAACGGCTATTCTTTGGATGACAAGGTTGTGTATTCCGAAAATGGACTTCTTAAAATGTGGAAGTCAAAGACAACGAATAGCAACTCAGCACCATCTACATCCAACACAACCGATTGGTCAGAATTGCAGCTTGGAACATTCTTGGTGTCCTTTGTTCAACCATACCATGCA